CTTCCGTAAACTTGGTCACAATGCTTTCTCTTGTGACCTTGAGCCATCAGATGACGATTCGCCTTACCATTACAGAGGTGATGTGCGTAATTTACTAACAGCATACCAATGGGACTTGCTCATCGCTCACCCACCATGTACCTACCTTACCTTGGCTGGAAATAGATGGTTCAAGCCCGAATACGCTGAGAGATTCCCTACTCGTATTCAAGACAGACAAGATGGTGTTGACTTCTTTATGGAACTTATGAACGCTAACATACCACACATATGTGTAGAGAATCCTATTGGGGTTATGTCCTCTATCTTTCGTAAGCCCGACCAAATCATTCAACCTTGGCAGTTCGGAGACCCATTCCAAAAGTCTACTTGCCTATGGTTAAAAGATCTGCCTTCACTCATCAGTACCAATATCGTTGACAAAGGTGAATTCTTTGAATGGACTGATAAGAAAACCGGCAAGGTTAAACGCCAAGCACAATGGTATATGGATGCCTTGAAAGGTAAGACTGCATACGAACGACAGAAAATTCGTAACAAGACCTTCCAAGGTATAGCCGATGCCATAGCCGACCAATACTCAACATACATTTTAACAAAATAATTTCTAATTATACTAAAATATAAAATTAAATACTATCTTTGCACACACTAACAACATAATAGATATGAACAAAAAACAAGCAATCGCAATTATCAAGAGTAACAAATTCTTCTCAGCCGAATTCACTAAGAAAGACGGCACAATCAGATTCATCACCGCCAGGGCCGGTGTAAAGAAAGGTCTCAAGCCCGATGCTAAACCCAAAAGTTACAACGCAAGTGAATTGGGTTATGCAACTGTATGGGACTTAAAAGAAAAGAACTATCGCCTTATCAATCTTCAAACATTAATCAGAGTTAACAAACAAATCGTAAAATGATAAAGACATTCAAAATTGGTGAATCTGCCGTAGGTGGTATCATCAAAGTTCAAAAGATCATCAGTAAGAAAGCTCTTCGTGATGACACTTACAACATCAAGATTATTGATTGGGATACTAAAGAAGTTATTCTTTGGAGATTCACATATGGTATCCAAGAAACTTACGAATACTTATCCCAATACACTACCCACTATTGGGCAGAAACTATTGTATCATACTTTAAAAACAAAAAATAAGACTATGCCAAACCATGTTTATTACCACTTCATCCCTGCTGAATTAACCGCAGAGCAGACAGAAAAACTACACACAATTGCCGAGACTCTTAATGGATTCTGTGGTCACTACCGCCCAATGCCCGATGATATGCGTGACACGACATCTCCTTGTCGTGTTGTGACTCAGAAGGAGTACGACAAACAAATAAAGGAGAACGAGAAGATCGATCGGACTCAGCCTTGGTATCACGAACCTAAGCCCATCACCAAGAAGATGCAGAAAGCATTGATTGAGAAGTATGGCACAGACAATTGGTACGATTGGGCTTACAACAATTGGGGTACTAAGTGGGGATGTTATGACCACGACATTGACGGTGGTAACCTACGCTTCTCTACCGCTTGGAATCTATTCGATATCTCTCTGCTTACAGAGATAGCAGTTGACTTCCCTACATTCGTCTTAGCCTATGAAGAAGAGCAAGGATGGGGTGGTGAGTTTGTATTCGAAGATGGCGAATGTATTGAACGCACAGAATACGATGCACCTACATGGCACTCTACTGATATCGAAACAGAAGATGGAACTATCACGCAACTGCTGTTCCCAATATCTGAGACCCATTTCAATGAGGGGGCTGACGAAGGTTACTACTATGACTATGACACCAACCAGCCCGTACCCGAAAGTTTCTTAACACAATATAACTTAAACTAAATAAAAATAACTATGGGACAATATTATTATGCAGTCATCTTGAATGACAACAAAACAACAATTAAACATTGGATGTATTCACACGATTATGCTAGTGGATTAAAACTAATGGAACACTCTTGGATTAAAAATCCATTCGTATTAACCTTTGAAACTCTATTAGATGAGACACCCCAAAGAGTCGTATGGGCTGGTGATTATGCTGATCAATGTAAAAGACGCAAGACCAATGTACACGATCGATGCTTGGACTCGACTAAGGTTCGCCCACGGGTCAAAGAAAACTTCTATCGTTATGTTGTTAATCACTCAAAAGGTTTATTCATAGACAAAAAAGAAATACCAGAAGTTGATGGGTGGAAAATTCATCCTTTGCCTCTTATGACTTGTGAAGGTAATGGCAGAGGGGGTGGAGACTATCGCACAGAACATAATGATTTAATTGGTTCTTGGGCTAGAGATGTAATATCTGTTAGTAATACCAAGCCAAAAAATATGTCTAAAATAATCTTTAATCTAACCGAACAATAAACTATGAACTTATATCAAATTAAAACGACCGCTTACGATGAGGAGGATATGCTCCTTGTAACTGATGCACCTGATGATGCTATCGAGAGAGTACTAGAACCTATGGTAAAAGCAGAACGAGAAGAAGACCAATGGTTTGATCACGATGATTACCTCAGAGCCTTAGAAACTGCATTACCACAATTTCAATTCTTTTATTACACCGAACCTCATGTTATAGACCTATGAAAAAAACAACACTCATCGAACAACTCCTCCAAAAATATCCTAAAATGTTAATCTTTGCCGATGGCAACGGATGGACTGAGAACTCACCGGATTGTTTCTCTGTCTCAGCAGAGGAGCCGGTGATGGACTCTCGTGGATACGATATGTTCAATTATTGGACAGAGAACTACACCCACTACGATCTAGGTGTAAGTACAGAACTAACAGCCTTCCTTGAAAAGAGTGGCTACTTTGCTCAGTGGGTTAACCCTGGCGTTATTGGAATTTATAAAGACTAAATAAAAAAAAATATGATACACCAAATTATTGCACAAGTGGAAGAATCAGATCGCAACATCTATCTAACCATTAAAGATGTTTCTTTGGTATCTGTTAATTACTCACAAGGACTTGGAGACATCGACCTCCACTTCCTCACTACTCACAATCAAGGAATCACATCGTTCGTTATTCGTGAACTTGACAAACAAGGAGATGACTTGTACTCATCAGAGTTCTTCTTTCCATCGCCATATTGGGATGAGCAAGTTAAGGTTATTGATGATGCCATTTGGAGTTGGATAAAAATATACAACAAGAAAGCCGAAGTAATAGAACGCATCGAGAAGTTGGAAAAAGAAATAGTTAATCTAAAAGCTGAAATTAAAATAATCGATGGCACTTATGGAATTTAAGATAACACATACACCAATGCACTCTCCTGAATTGGGAGTACAAAAACCAAAGGAGATTACTTTTTCCTTAGGTCAAATTGACCAGATGTATGAGGGCAGAGGTAACTGCTGTCGCTGTGGATGTGGTGGTAATTACCACACCTTGGAGCATAATTCTCGCAAGATTATCAATGCACTACAGAAAATGGCATCAGGCAAATACCATGTGGAATCTATTGATGACTACATCTTCGAGATTGTCCTTAAAGAGTACACAAATAAATGGGGAGAGTTCAGTAGAAATAAAGTACAAACTATTTACCTAAACAAATAAAACAGACATGAAAGTATTAGAATTATTCGCAGGTTCTCGCAGTATCGGTAAGGTATGCGATGAGTTAGGTCACGAGGTATTCTCCTCAGATTGGACACCGTTTGATGGCATTGATTATGCCGTTGATATCAATCAATTCGATACCGATAAAGTATCCTTCATCCCGGATATGATTTGGGCCTCACCTCCGTGTACTACATTCTCTGTTGCCTCTATAGGTAAGCATTGGACATTAGATCGGAGACCCAAAACACAAGATGCTATTATGGGCTTACAAATCCTCAAGAAAACAATCAGCATCATCGAACACTATATGCAATTGAACCCCAATCTAATATGGTACATTGAGAATCCAAGAGGTATGATGCGTAAGATGGATGTATGGGGTAAGATACTCCACATCCGTAATACCGTCACCTATTGTCAGTATGGCGATACCCGTATGAAACCTACAGATATTTGGACCAATAACTACCAATGGCAACCACGCCCAGCCTGTAGTAACGGAATGTCTTGCCACATCTCTGCCCCCCGTGGTAGCAGAACCGGTACTCAAGGCCTGAAAGGTTCTTACCTCAGATCACAAGTCCCACAACAATTATGTAAGGAGATAGTAGAATGTACTCATTAATAGCAGACAAACTAAAAAACAGAGGGACTGTTGTATACAACCCCTTTCACTATGGCACTAATCCTCCGAGATACCTAGTTCCTTTAATCGGATGGAATGAACCAATCGGTGATACATCCGTAGAAGAATTTCTAATCTCCTTGGAGGATGAAATAGAGGATACCTTAGAATTCATCAACCAACACTCATCTACCATCTCCAAAGATTCACTATACTTTGAGGTGGATGCAGAAGAATCCTTCTATTGTTGGACAGCCGACCTCTACTTCGATGACCTTCAGGAGGCTATAAAATATGCGTGGATATTTGAAGCAGATGATA